TGGAGACGCTCAACTGTGGGATTCTCCATTACAGCACGAACCAAAGTATCTTCAAGCTCAGCTTGTGCTAGTTTATCTGCATTTTGCTGTTGGGCTCGGTACTGGTTATCTTGCCTTAAACGTTCTTGCCTAAGTTCAAAAGCTCGATTAGGCCATTTACTTGCTAATGTAACGACTTTACCTTCATAAACAAACTGAGTGTTTTCAGCTTGATCTATAGTAAACCGGTACTGACCGTCAACTCCTTTAACATTTAAAGCTTGAACTACTTTATCTAAAGCTTCTTTTGGAGTATGGATACGCTTCAGAGTATCAAAAGCTGCTAAAACATTTTTATTTAAATCCTGAGGTGAACTTAATTGGATAGTAGAGATTTGTTTTTCTGAAACTCTTTTCTCAGTATCCTGTTCTTCAGCACGTCTGGATGTACTAACAAGTTTGGTTTGATGTTGACGAGTCCACTCTAACCCTTCAGCATATACTTTAGGATTGATACCTTGATAGTAGCTCTGATTAAACCAAAAGTTATCAAACTCATCTAATGCTTGAGAGGTTTCAGCAGCAGTCTGTAGACCACCCTGCTCCCTCTTACTTTGCATAAATCTATGCAATTGTTGTGCATAAATTTCTGTTGTAAGATGATGTAGTTGTGTCTTGGTTAAACGGTGATTTAGACCTGGATCACTTTCTCTAACTTTAGCTCCAGCTAAACGATCACCACCTTGAGCATTGTTAATATCAACAGCAGTATTTCTGTTAACCGATGCTATGTTGATTAAATTTTCATCAACATCACGTGTAATTGAATCCTCAATTCCAAGACCTTCTCGTGCTATTTTAGCTCGTTCATTAGCAACTTTTTGTTGATCTTGTTGCTCCTGAATTTGATTAACAATAGATCCAGCAGATTGACTAAGTGAAGCAATACTTTTAAAAAGTGATTCAGTTTCTCTAGCGTTAATATTAAACTGTTGTTGATCTCTAGCAGCTTGCGCCTGTAATCCAGTTATTTCACGTTGAGTGTTTTGAGTCTGAATTTCGAAATTACGTTGTTTTGCACCTGCAGTGTAAGCAGCATTTTCCTTCATTGCACGTGCAACTTCACGCCGAGACTCAATCTCAGCGTTAGCTACCTGACGCATACCTTCAATTTGTCGGGCAGCTTCTTCCCTCATTCGGGCGATGTTACGCTCGTCAACTTGTTGGGGGCGATACCCACCAGCCTGAGCGGCTCTTTGGTATTGAATTCGTGCCATAGTTAATTACTCCCAACTCTTTGGATCGACACTAGCTATCATAGACCCAGCCGAAGCAAACCCTTGTACAATAGGAGCGAAGGTGCTTTGTTGTAAAGGTGCAGGGATAAATCCAGCAGTAGCTTTCATAGGTTCAACAAACACACGCTCAGGCGGTTTGATAGGTTGAGGGATGTCAGGTAGACGCTCAGGTTCAATCATCATAGCATTACGTGCCTTAAGATCATCAGCATAACGACCCATTTCAATGTCACGCATATTACGTTGTGATTGCATACCAGCACTTATTAGACTGGCGCTAAGGATTGCTGCGTTTCGGCCTTGTTCCGCAACAGTAGATTGGATGGCTTTAGCTCTTGAGCCGCCAGCTTGAAGAAGAGCAGCTCTACCTTCATTCTGCAAACTTTCAATAAGCATACCTTCCTGTTGAAAAGCAGCACTATTCAAAATTTCAGCCAGGGAAGCTTGCTCTTGTGCTTGAGCTTCCATCGCTGCAACACTGTTGTAAGTAAGTTGCTGCTGAGTATTTTCAACAGAACTTAAATACTGCCTAGCAGTTTGTAAGTACGAATAATCCTGAACTTCTGAATTATACTGCCATTGTTTAATAGCAGTTTGCCATTCGTACTCACGTTGCCTACGATAGTTCTCTTTATCAGCTTCAAATACACGTGCGTTGTATTCGTTTGTTTGTTGAGCCTGTTTTTCAGCTGCACGTTTTTGGGCTTCGTAGTTAGCTTGAGCCTGAGAGTTCTGTTCAGCTGCTTGTTGAGACCCTGAGATCCCGCCAAAAATTGAAGCGGCACCACCAATTAAAGCTCCAATCGCAGCGGGTCCGATGTTCATCTCCAAGCCTGACTCAGCCAGCTGATCATCTAGGAGACTGTTATTTTTTGGATTAAATTCAAACATTAAGCCCTCCTATAGAATCGTGGTGAATAGTTACCTTCCCACATCATCGACACCAACGATACAGGGTATGGAAAATCACTTGTCACTTTAAGTTCAAAATTAGTATTACGTTGATGGATAGGTACGATGAATAAGAAGTTAGACTCTACAGGTACATCATTAGCACCGTAGTTATCCATAGCAGTGACTTCTTTAATCTCAGTCCACTCCCTACTGCTACCTAAACGACTCTTAAACGTCAGTGCACCGGTTCTACCGGCAGACACTTTGACCCTGGAGATAGTGAGGTTAGCAGTAAAGTCAGTAGTGTTCTCATTCCTTCTGAAGTAGAAGGTAGGAAGTGTTACTTCAAACTCATACTTGTACCCAATAACAATACCGCTAGCAAAAGAGGTGAGATCCCCTTGAGCTTCCAGGTAGTTATAGTTAGTACCACTCTCTACTTTAGGATTAGCTTGTACTGTGTAGCCCTCATCCGTAGCAGGATTGACTAGCAACACCGTAGCTTCTGTAGCAGAGATAGGGGTGTAGGGTGTATATATTTTAGTGATGTCATTGTTAGAGTCATACACCACCGCATCGACACTTGGGTGCGGCTTGGTGGGCCTTGCAACGTAGTCTAGGCATGTACTACCGTCCGTGCTAGTAGACGTTGCTGTGACGGCTCCTGTGGGCAGCTCATCGAGTGTGATGGTTTGGATAGTGTACTCATCCTCGTGTTGAGAAATAATTACTATTTCATCGTTTAGAATAGTAGCGTCCTGAATCGTACCAGTCAGTTGCCACTTAGTCCACGCTTGGAATAGATTCTCTTCACCGTTGTTATAGAAACGGAAAATATACAAATACGACGAACCTCTGTCTACAAGAATAGCCAAAGAGTTCTGAGGACTAACAATGATGTTATCAATGGTTGAAGGTATCCACTCCAACACAGCCTTACTGATGTCTACAACAACAGGGTTTTGTTGAACATCTTGAAGCTGGATAGAGAATACTTTACTGTAATCAGCAACCTTACTGACAAACAAAGCAGTCGTACCTACGTCTACAGGTGAAATGTTAGTAGCCATTTCATAGCTAGAAATAGCACGAACAATAGAGTTAGTAGGAGTAAGGATACTAGTATCTGTAGAGAAAACCAGGAACTGTTGGCGCTCACTAAACAAGGTAAGACCTTGAGGTGTAGGGAGAACGTCAATCAGTTTAACTGGACGTACACTAGACACGTTCAAGTCAATAGGATCAGAGTCAATCTGAGTCAACGCTGAACGAGAGAAGAAGTTATAGGAGTCGTTAGCTACACCAAAGATAATGTTGTCTTCAGCCAACACACCAAAACGGTTGTTGTAGAAGAAAGTTGATGTAATTTTTTTCCCAATAAATGAGGGGTCAGGGTTGGTAACAGTATCACCTGCTTCCCTACCTTTGAGTTGTGCACTAGTCAGTGGACCAAAGGTAAACGTAGTTGCACCAGTGTTTGCCAGTTCATGAGGCATGGTAGCAGCATCAATGCCAGGAGACACATCACGTGCTCTTGCCTCTTTCCAGTAGCCCCTACCTTTCTCTGTGTTGTAAGCTACATACTCTACGTAGTAATCATCAACAGCAGAGTCACTGTTAAGGATGGTGACGTGATGACCGTGGAAGGATTCAATAGGAAGTTTAGCAACATCAGTTACTTCATCCTCAAACACTTCCAAAGAATCGTTGTTTAAACCACCTTTAGCTTCAATAGTGAACGGTGCATTCTTACCTTTCCAAGTAGCTGCGTTGTACGCCGGATCAGTATCCTCGTAATCAGTTAGTACTTGGTTAGGAGTGTTAGCAGGTGTACCTGAATCGTAGAAACGTTTAATAACAAGACTGTTAGTGTATCCTTCAATACACCAAGTACCGTTGAAATCAGCATTACTTGCACCTTGTTGAGTAGTAATAGTGGCTACTACATCATCAACCATGTCAGTGTTAGCATTGACACTACCACTATCGTACAGCAGCATGTCATCAAACGTGGTACTATTCTGGCTGGTAGAGACAGAGCTAATACCTTGAATAGTTACAGTGTAGTCATACGTAGCTACAAGAGTCAGTAACTTGAGGGTAGCAACAGAGTCAGCCACATAACTACCAGCTGCTTGCATAGCAGTAGTAACGGTACGGTTAGTAATAACAGTAACGTCTTGAATACTACGGAAGTGGTAATCGTTAGCAGTAGTACCAGTCAGATAGCTTGTGCCAGTGTTGGTAACTGTACACCACGTACCATCTTTTTTCCAGATGTAGATGTTAGTACCTTTGATAGCACCAACATAAGACGTGGCTGCACCTCTATCAATTGAGAACCAGACAGCACCGTCAAGAGCAGTCTTGTTAAACGGTGTACCACCAGAGTCCTTAAGTTGTTCGATAAACTTCATTCCCGGTCTTTTCAGTAGACCGTAGGTGGGATCAGGATACCCGTTAATACACTCAGATACCTGACCTTCTAGTTTCTTGTCGTCATTTTGTTTGGAGACACCACCAAGAAAATTAGGTGTCAGTTGAGTTACTGCAGGCATTAGCGGATCAATGCATTAAAGGGACTGTAGCTCTTATAGTAGTTACCCTCTTGAGGATCACCAAAATAAGTTAGATCGTTTTGATTACATTCGTACTCAAGAGCCATTGCCCTTGCATACGCTTCCTTCTGTTGCAGCATTTGATATTGGTTAGGATCACCAACGACTCGGCTAGAGACAATAGCTGCAGCACGTGCTACGACATAAGCTTGGATAGGTTGAGGAAGGTAGGTATAGTCATACTCCCACACCACATCAAAGTAAAATGTTTCATCACTATCCCACACATCAGTGTGCTTGATAGTATCGTACAGGTAACCACCACGGTTAACTGCATTACGTCCAAGGTTAGCTACGTAATCCTGACTAAGATCAAGTTGGATAACGTTGTTTGGAATCTGGATTTTGTCATTACTATCTGGTTGAATACCAGAGTAGTTACGTTCCCTATTGAAAGACCAGCCTTCTGATTGGACTTCCCGGCAAACCTCTTTAAGAGTGTTGTATGCAATCGCAACTTCCGGGTTGGTTTGGTTTTCAACTCTGTAAGAAACAATAGACTTGAGCATCGTGGTATTGCCTACAGTCTGAGAGATGTTAACCGTGTAGTTATACGTCTCAGGAGTGGTGCCTTGGGCAACACCTGCAGCAGCAATAGAAGTATTAGGAGTCACACCAGTACCAGAGATATAGGTACCAACTGCAATACCAGATGTTCCCGTAGTCAACGTGGTACCACTAATTGATCCAGTAAAACTATCAGTCTTTTCTAGTACAAAAGTTTCTTCAGTGTCAAGAGAATTTACAGGAGCCTGACCAACTGACGCCAGGATCTGATTAACAGCTTGTAGCTCAGTGTTGGAGCCAGTAGTCGAGTAAGGCATTTGATTCTTATTCTCAATAAGGAATTAAAAAAAAGGAGCCCCCGAAGGAGCTCCCGTAAAACGATATTAAAATCAGAAAGCGGTAGGAGCAGTAGCACCCACGTACAGCTCAACAGCTGCAGCAGGGTTCAGGTAGTCGCAACCGCAAGCCAGACGACCCAGCATCACATCACCTTGGTAGATGACGGACACATCGCCGCTGGTGACTTGCACCTGAGGACCAATAGCTTCCACCATACCGGCTGCTTCCTTTTGGAAGATCAGACCAGCAGACTTTGCGCCGACTTCAGCAGCAGTACCGTAATCGTTGTTGATACCAGTCTGAGCAGTCGAAGCATCTTCAAGAGCTTCAGCAATGAAAGAACCAGTGTTACCAGGATCGGTCACACCAGTGGTGCCGCCGTACTTGGTACCATACTTACCCAGGAACGGGATGTTCA